TTAGCTATCATACGAGAGATACCTGACATTAGCCTACGTTCCCACTAAATCCTTGTTCGCCTGGTTGTGGTGCTGTACCTGTACCCATCTGCCCACCACCTGAGCCAGTTGTGTCTTGTACTTGTGCACCTGCTGGAGCTTGACCCTCTGGACCTGGCGCTGGGCCTGGTTGAGGAGGCTGTTGTGGTGTGAACTTCTTGAATAACTCAGCTTGGATAGCTGCGTCTTGCATAGAGTTAGTCACCTTGTCTGGGTCTAGGTCCATGCTCTTAGCGATCTCACGAATGATATAGTCCATCTTAGCGAAAGGTGCAAGCATCGGGTTAGACGCTACCTGTAAGAACTGCATTAGGCGCTGGGAGCGTACCTCGTTAGACATCAAGCTTTCTGTACCTGATGCTTTGACTTCTAAGTCGCCCTTGATTGACTCATCAAAGTCAAACTGCATGTTGAAGCTAAAGAATGCTTTACCTAGAGGCCCAAGCAAGTAGTCGTCTACATTTTTAACTACTGAACGGATAGAGCCGTTGGCAGCAGACATAAGCATAGAAATACCAGAGGCAGTACGACCAACTCCCGATACGCCTGTCTGACCATGTGCGAAGGAAGGGAAACCAGTTGATTCATCAGCTAAGACCCTAGCTTTGTCAAATAGTTGCATATTCTCTTGGGCAACGTTGGGGAACTTTGTACCGAAGAGGGCTTGTCCAGGTGCACCACCTTGTCGCCTAAACACCTTCCCTGGGTACACTGACATATCTTGTCCTGGCACCAAGTTGGTTTCGTCCACTTCGATGATAAGGTTGCCAGATAAAGCAGCATTGTCGATAGCCATCCGCATAAAGCCATTCATTAATGTCTGTGTATCGTCCATGTTCTCTGCGATACCGACACCAAAAAACGAGTAGGGGTTATGTTCATAAGGTGTTGCGTAGTAAGGAATACGTGCAGGCTTGAATGGGTTTAGTACCATACGTAGTACTTCACCGTTACAGATCCAGATGTTACAGCTGATCTCAACTAAATCTTTAAACTCTTTAGGGATCTTGACACCATTATCTTCTAGGATATCTATATCTACAAAACCCCAGAACTCTAACACTTCCCAGCGCTCTGACTCAGATAGTGTGTCGTCGTCTTCCATCTTCATTTCCCAGTGCTTACGTACATAGTCTGGGCTTTGAGCAATAGCTGTTTCGATAGCTTCGTCACGGAAGTAAGGACGACCTTTTAGTGCACGAAGCTGGTTACGTGACATCTTGTGACGTTCAACTACATACTCTGCGTCATCCATTGATGTAGCTTCTGGGTCAGGATAAAAGTTCCAAACTGAGACATTGTTACACTCAGGTACAGTCTTAACTAGAGGTTCATACTCACCGCTTTCATTCCAGTTAGGGTACTCTTTATCTACAGCGAATGGTCCTTTCATTACGCCTGTACCAAGTAGTGCCATCTCGAAAGCCATAGAGCGTAGATGCTTAGATGCGCCACTCTCTTGTAGCTGATCGTGGATCTTCTTTTCCATCTTCTTAGCTGCAACAAGCGCTGGGTGGAAAGACACTGTAGTAGGAGTAGTACCGTCACCCTCAATAACCTTGTCAGCTACAGGAGCTAACTTGTTACGCATACCAGCAAGACGCTCTTGTAAGTCAATGATAGTCTCTCCTGGACGTAGCTTACCATCATCACCTAGTAGCGGAGTAGGCGCAGCAACTTGTTCTGTTACTTGACGAGCTTCATCACCAGCTTGTTCTGCATTAGGATCTACATTGATGTGTACAGCATCAGCTACACCATCAGGTAATACTGTAGGATCTACAGACAGAGGGAACTTATTGTTACCGAATAGTACATCTACGATCTGACCATACGCAGCAAGAGTCTTAGTCTTAGTAACCTTAACAAATACACGAGACTTCTCTGTGTCTGTGAACTGTACGTCTGGACCATACAAGCCACGATAGTTACGATAGGCACGTAGCCAACGCTCTTCGTCTACTTGTCGTGCGTCCTCTGCACGTTTATAACGCTCGTTAACATACGTTACTACGCTACTGACAGACTCGAAGAGTTTATCACTGCCATCTTCTGCAGCAACTACTTCGTCTGTGTCAAAGTTTAGATCATCAATGTCTGCCATATTTTAGTACCCGAATGTTGAGTCTGAAGCTTGAAAACCAGTACGACCACTTTTAGCTGGATCGTAATCCCATATAGAACTGCGTGGTCTTGTCATAATACCATAACGCAAAGCATCATACAAGTGGTCTTCTGCATTTGTGTCTACATCTTCTGGGTTTTTCTTATCCAAAGGTATAGACGGTAGTTGCGCTATCATGTTGGTGCAGGTAGAGAAGAATACGAGTCTTGGCTCCTCAGTAAACTCATCTACCTGTAATCGACGGTGTATCTCGTTCTTGCCAGAAACACGTGAGCCTCTTGAGCGATCTGAAGGACGCCATCTGCAACCCTTCATGTTCATCTGCTCTGCCAAGGATGGGCCAGTGTCTCCACGGTTGTGCCACAAAGAAGAGTCCAACACGCCGTATCTGATTGTACCATCGTTAACCTCTTCTCGCAAGATCATATCTGCTAAATCAGAAGCTGTAACTTTAGAACAATATAGTTCCCTGTATACAACCAGTTGTTCACTTGGGCTGACAGCGATCCAGACCACTCCAGTGAAGGAGCCGTAACCATAGTCGCAAGCTCTAAACTTAGTCCACGACTGAGGGATATCGTATGGCTCCACCACGTGTATGTTTCTGTTAAACTCAGGAAAAGCTGCCCCTTCGTTAATATCCCAGTTACCTTCAAGCAGCTGCTTTCTTTGGTGTTCTGGCAGTGACAAAAGCATTGCTTCGTAGTCGCCACTCTCAGCTAAGTAAGGATTGTCAAACAAACTAGCTGGGATAAATCTTCTTTTAAATAGTGGTTCTCCTGCTCTACTGTGACCAGAAGGAAACGTTAGTGTCTCACCTGTTTCTATATTTGTAGCCCAGAATGACTCACCTGCAGGCGCTGGGTCAATAAACATTTTCTTTACCCAAGAGTGTCCACTGCCTCCTGGGTTAGTTGTAGCTCTCATATAGAGACCTAACTCTTTAGAGCTACTACGTAGACGTGAACGCATGTAGTTCCACGCATAAGGACTGTTCCACTGTGTAAGCTCGTCGAAAGCTATGTAGTTGAACGCTTGCCCTTGATAGCGCATAACGTCTGTGTCTTTGTCGAGGTAGGACATCCATAGTCGTCCTCCTCTGGGAGTAGTCCATTGAGACTTACGTTCGCTCCATTTAATCCCAGGAATTGCTTTAGGATATAACTCTTGGCTTTTCTGAATAAGTTCACGTAGTTCTTCCGTTGTATGTCGAACAAGTAGACCACTGAAGTCTGGGTTGTTCATGTCACGTAGAGGGTCTGCTAGAGTAGCGTAAGACTTGCCGCCGCCTGCTGCCCCACCATAAAGTACTTCACGCTCTGAGGAAGCCAGATATTGAGTCTGTGGGCCTGGGTTAGGCTTAAAGACTACCTCTTGTGCAGCTATGGGGTCAAACTCTGCTGGTTTAACTTCAGCGGGTACAAACTCTTCAGGCTGCGTCTTCTCCGCTATCTTCTTCGTAGGTGTAGTAGCCGAGTCTTTCTTTTTCGAGGATCTCGTACTGCTTAAGCGCTTTTTCGTACCTTTCGGTAAGCTTGCGTTTAATTGCAGCAAGTGATTTACGTTTTCTTTCGACATCTATACGCTTTCTTAACCCTGAGTGAGATATACGCCGACCTGACTGTGTAGATAACCAAGCAGCTACTTCTCTATAACTATACTGCTTTAAGTGTTTCTTTGCAAGATCTAATAGTTCTAATTCTTTAGAGATGGGCTTTAGCCAGTCGTCATCTTCAGGATCAATCTCGTACCCGAAAGGTATCTGATGTGTTAGACGTGGGATTCGCTCCCATCTTTTTACTTTGAAGTCAGGCTTAGGCAACATCCAGTAACCTAAGCTCTCACGTTCTTTTGCTTTAGTTATCCGTATCATTACTATCTTTAGGTGGTAGAATAAACAACCCACCCGAAGATTGCACTTCTACTCGTTCTGTTTTCACGATACCTGCACGGTCAAGTACTTCTTTTGCTGCATGCATCTTTTCTTTTACGCCTAGCTCAGTAGGGTCAACTAGAGCTTGACCAAATGCTACGGCTGCTTTAGGTCCAATACGTGACATGTATGTTTTAGTTGCATCGAAGATCTCATCTTTAAGAGCATCAACAATCAAACGGGTAGGCGTGTTGTCACTGTAACCTGCAAGCTTCTTAGCTTTAACTACGTCACCACCAGCTTCATCGAATAGTACTTCGAGAAACTTTAGTTGGTTTTCTGTTAGATTTTTTGCCATTAGCTTTCCTGTCGATATTCTCTGCAATCTTTTTGTAGCTTGTTATTATAAGTATCCTACCTTGCTTATCGTAGGCATAATACTTACCGTCCCTTTTAACTACGTAGTTAGATATATGATAAACCCCAATACACCAAACCCTACTAATAATAAAAGACCTGATACAGTCCAAGTTATTATAGCTTCTTGTAGCTCAGCTTTGCGATACTCTTGCTCTTTCTTTTGCTTTCGTATTTTAGCTTCTGTAGCTACAAGCTCATCCCAAGCTGACGGACCCATTGTAAAACTTATGTAGTCCTTTAGCTCTTTACGCATTTGCTCTGCTTTACGCTTAGCTGCAAACACTTCCATCGCTTCAGCTTCTACAGAACCTCCTAGTGTCTTCCACCAGGGAGGGTTCTTTACTTGCTTCTCAGCTTGTCCTAAGTCAGACATATGCCCAGCCCATTTAGTTAATTGGCTAGACATGTCTTGCAGATCTTTACCTACTGCAAAGCCTTTCTTAAGAGCGTTAAAGGCGACAGTGGCCCCACTTATTATTGTTACTGGGTCCATACTGCCTCCTCAAACAAGTATAGAACATTACTTACCTTCTTTTACGATACGCTTGATGTCTCCACGTCCAATACCAATATCGTTTAACTCACGGTCAGACATACGGTATAGGTGCATCTCAGCGATACGGCGGTTAGCTTCTGCTTGACGAGCTTCGATTAGTGCTTCTAGTGCACGTACAAACCAAGCTTTAATGTTGTAGGCCCACTTTGATGATTCAGAAATTACTAGTTCCATTATATATGTACTCCTTGTGTGTTTTAATGGATGTACATATAGTTATACTATAATACTGGGCCTTTTAAAATAACTAATTAGGAATACCCGTTATGCGTCAATGTCAACTAACTGTGCTTAACCAACAGGTACAAAGGTCTCAGTTACAGTGCACATAAAGTCTAGTTCAGGTGAAGAATTACCAGACGCAATGCATTTAATAGTATCTCCTGGTTCTAATACAAGAGTGGCACCTGTAAGCAAAACGTTCTCTCCTAAACCTAAGTTTTTACCTCCAATAAGCCTGAACTCAGCAGAGTCACTTGCTCTTACCCACTTAGCCAAAGCAGTCGTAGTACCATTTGCATTCACACAAAAAAGCATAGTTACTTCTGCACGACAATTAGCAGGACAGGTATAGAGAGTCTCTACTGCATCCTGAGTGTCACACACGACACCTTTACTGACTGAACGTGCAGATTTGCCTTGGTTAAAAAGTGTCATTACTTATTCTTTTTACTTTTAACTACGTAAGCTTCGTTCACATCAGGTGTAGAGGGATCATCAGCGATGAAATGTCCATTCTCATCACGAGCACGTACAATCTCAAGATCATCTTTCTTCACTGCCTTTGCTTTAGGTGCTACTTTCTTAACTACCTTTTTAACTGCAGCTTTAGCTTTAGTAGCTAAACTCATCTCAGCTTCTTGACAGATAGCGTTTACGTTAGGGTCTTTACTTTGTACGTTACCGTAGTTGTCTTCACCTGCAGCTTGATTCCCCATAGAATCCCACACATAGCCGTGCTCATCTACACGATAACCTTTAGCTTCTAGAGCGTCTTGATACTTATGGTAATACTTCTGTGCCATTACTTACTCGTTTTCATTGGACGCTCAGCAGGGTTAGATGCACCACAAGCTAGTCCACCGTATGCGTATCCACGCTTCTTAGTCATACCGCCGCCATACATCCCAGCGCCCATCATGTCTGGTTTCTTTTTTGTCATACCGCCTGCAGCCATACCTGTCTTTTCTTTTTGACAGCCTTCTTTAGCGCATTTAGCTGGGGTCTTACACCCTGGACAAGGTTTAAATTTCATAGCTATGCTCTCTTTCTTCCTGATGCTGTTGTTGACCAAGCAACTTTAGATGGTCCTGTCTTTTTCTGTGCCTCTTTTTTGGATATTTTTGAGGCAACTTCTTTCGGCCTACACGCTGGGTATGGGCGACTTGAGTCACTGGCTGAACTGCGCCCACATTCTTTACCTGTCTTAACGTCAGTCCATTCTTCACCAAACCACTTACCTAAGCCTCCTTCAGAAAAACCTCTACGTTGACTTTGTAATACATGTTTGCTACGTGACCTTGTTCTTTGTTGTGCCACTATACTTGCCTCCAGCTTTCTTGTACTCTTTCACTACCCAAGCTGAAGCGTATGCGCTGGGCCACACGTCAAACTTTTGTTTAGCTTGTGCTACCTTGCTATTGTATAACTTCTTATTAGTTGGAGTAGGAGTGCTACCACCTTCACTGTAACCACTCGCATAGATTGCTTTACCTTGACGTTCAGCTGCAGCTTTAGTTTTGTAGACTTTACCAGTCTTACCCCAACGATAACCACCTGCTACTTTTTGTACTGGCATTATGCGCTATCACCTTCTACTTTATGACAGTGTGGTGTAGCGTAAGCACCGCCTTGTCTTATGTTTGTAGCTACTTGTCCTGCTTCCTCTAAGCAAGCCTGCTCACTGTAAAACGGTTCAGGCTTAGCTATGATCTTACACGATAGTGCCATAGGATCAAAACAAACTAGCAGTATTCCTATCCACATATCACCAAGCCTTACAGGACCAGTAACGTGCAGTAAACTTATCCGTTGCTGTATCACAGTTATGTCTAGCTCTGAAGCTAGCACGACGACCTGGCTGATCTTTCTTGATAGTCATGTTAGGGTCACCAAAGCGTACAATCTTTACTTGGTCACCCTTCTTAGCTAATACAGCTGACTTCTTAGATTCACCAGGAGTACGTTTAGGTTTGTTGTACCCAGGGAATGTCTCACCACGATACTTGAGCTTTCCGCTAGGTAAACGTTCTACGTCTTTAGTTGTAGCCATCTAGTTTCTCTTTCAATGTTTTACGCCTAAAGGGTGCAGTCACAGCGTGATATATAGCACGACCTATTTGCGTAGGGGTAGGTAGTATCCACCCAAGTAGTAACACAAGTAAAACCCAAGGAGGTATATTCGTGTTGTTAATCTTCAAAGTATCTACAGGACCAGCTTCTACTTCTTTGAGAACCTCTGTAGTTATAACGTCCCGCCCAGCGCTTGTAGTTTCTTCTTGTTCGTATGTAACTACAGCTTGCTTATTCTCTTTACCTATCTGAGCGTTACTGTTTACTGTAGGACCGCTACCACCACCGCTAAAGAAAGGTAACCCTGTTAAGCCACAGCTAGATAATAGTAGGGTCAGGACTAGCCATCTCATTTTACCATTGCATCATTCAAAAGAATGATCTCCAACCTTTGTACAGACAGTTGCAACTCATTCGTAGTCTTAATGTTCCAACCTATGAGGCCCATTACTGCAGCAAACAAAACAGAGATTATAGCTTTCTGATCCATCTACCTATCTCTAAGAGCTTGCTCTATACTGTCTAACTTATTAAAGATAGCCTTAATAGTCTCTTTCATTTCTTTCATCTCTCTGTCGTGAGATATAGCTCTAGACTCATGCTGAGCTTGAATAACTGCAATATCTTTTTCGTTCTTGTTGACCTTGTTGTAAAGAAACCAAACAGTAACTACAATAGGTGCAACTAACCACTGCATAAATATGTCAATCATCTCATACATAATACTATTAGACCATCATTTCAAAGTGTGGAGCATCAATAAAAGGACGACGACCTTGAGATCTACGTAAGTCAATGTATGCATTCATTGCATCTTCAGCTGTATCATCGTAGTAACGGATGTCACCCTCTGACCAAGCTGCACCCCATTTGATAGGTACTTCTAGCTCTTCAGCTGCTGTAGCCATAGCGTCACATATATTATCGTAGACATTAAGTTCCCACGATACGTTAGAACCAAAGTACGCTACAAGGTCTACAGCGTGACTATAACCGTCACCTTGGATCAAGTGCTTACTTTTCATAGTCTGTGACCGCCCAGAGTTATACAACTCCTTCTGCTCAGCTAAAGTTCTGACTCCATAAGTCACACCGAAGTCTACATCTGTAAGCTCAATAGCACGTTTAACTACAGCCACAAGATCTGGGTGTACTCCATCTAGTTTATCTAAAGAGCGCTGGGATAGTTTAAACACAGCCATTTAACGCATATCCTTTGTCTTAGCACCCATAGGCTTACCAGCCATATAAGCTGTAGCACCCATGTATGCAGCTACAATACCTGTCTGTGCAATATAGAAAAGACCCAGTAGATCAGCTAAAGCTGCTACACGAGTCTCACTAATAATGTCACTAAACAACAAACCTGTGAAGCCAATCATCATAAGCATAGCTATCCAAGCCATGCGCTTCTGAGACTGTGCTTTCTCTTCACGTAGCTCTATCTCAAGCATACGCTCTTTACGTGCTATCTCACTTTCAGTGATGACTCCATCGCCATCCATGTCGAAGTCAACTACCATGTTCGCTGCGCTCACTCGTAAGCAAGCTTACTCCTGTTTATTATACTACGTAATGATACACTTCATGTGCTACAGCTAGAGCTACAATACCTAGAATAGCTGTCTTAGGGTTTGACTTAGCACAAGTCCATACTTTTTTAAGTTTATCTACCATAAGGTCTCTCTCTATCTGGATCTAACACTTCGTTACGTTTTAAGTGACCCTCTAAGTACATAGCTCTCTCTACGTGATCCAATGTGTACCACACACCAGTGTCTTGATAGATAGCTTGACGTACATAGAATACGTCAGACTTAGGGATGTGTACTTTCTGTAAACTACGAGGGTTATTAGAGGCTAATGCTTCGTAAAATTCTTCAATTACACTATCTGTTGCATATAGTTTTACGTCTTTTTTCATAACTGTCAAGTGTTAATTTCATTATGTAACTACAAATGTAGGAATACTTCCCCTATAGTTTAACTATAAGAGTTCTAACTTACATAGATTACTAAGGATAAGTATAGGTTAGTTAAACTGTGTAGTAGTTTAAACGCTTGAGTGAGGAGGAGACTAAGAGGGAGTTTAACTCTACTCTAGTTTAACTAACCTTAAGTATAACTATATAGTAGTTTTAACACTGTGTCAAGCTATATCTTTAGTTAAACTAATTTATTTTAACTATTGTAGTTATACTATACCTATGTCCAAACACTTATAGTTTAACTTAAGCCCCCTTACCCCCGTAGTTATGCACAAAAAGTGGGGGTTTGTCAAGCCCATAAAAGTGTCGCATGTGTAAAAAACTTTATATGTGTTGCATATAAGTCACATAATAGAGTAGATACTTAGTGAGTGTTGCATAAATGTCACACTATAGAGTTAGATTTGTTTATGTTAACGTAAGCAGGTAGAACTTGTAAGTTCCAAGGCACGTGTAGCCCACAAATGTTTTCACCTCTAAGAGGTACTATATGATCTACGTGATAGTCTTCACCAGTAACAGTTCTACAGTCACGCATTAGCTCATACATATTAACTATCTGTTGTTTATGCTCTTTGGTTAGCCACTTAGGTGTGGCTTGTTTATTACGGCTAACACGTAACGATCTGCTCTTTTTCTTGCTAGCTTTGCCATTAGGGGTCTTATCGTATGACTTATTATAATTAAGAACACAAGTTTTACATTGAAAGTAAGGAGATTTGTATGTACTGCCATCTTTACGTGTTCTTTTGCGTATACGATACTGCGATAAAGGTTTAACTTCCTTGCAAGTCTTGCATTTTTTAGTGCCTGAGTTCAAAAGAGCCTCACGTTCTTGTTCAGCTTTCTTGCGCCACTCTTCTTTCATACTCTCTATGGCACCACTTTCTTTGTATTTAGCCCACCAAGCATCCCATTTAGCTTTACCTAGTTGTTCTTTTTCTTTGTTTAAATATTGAGGTTCACTTTTTAAGTCCATATAGTCAGGGTCTTTAAGTCCAGTTTTAGGGTTGCTGCTTAGTTCGTCCATCTATTAAGTCTTTCTTTTTGTAATTTTCTTAGCGTGTGCCTGTATATAGTTATAACATAACAAAACATATATGTAAATAGGGGGTATGGCCTTTTTTGAAAAACCACTTCTGTTGCAGAGTACATATATACGTAACGGTATAGGGGTGGGTGGCTCCTGCGCCCCCATGTTTAACGTGTGCGTGGCGTATGCGAGGCGCGAGATGGGGTGCTAAGTCGTTGAAAATAAAGGGTTTTTCTAGTGATATGACATCACAAAATCACCAAAATAGCGATTCACACGGGCATATGCGACA